TTTTATCCACCCCATCGATTTCGACAATCAGGGAATATCCTGATTTGCCTAGTGTAGCTTTATATAGTGTCGTACACTGACGCATTAACTTTGCGTAGCGAGCTTGTCCTTTTTCTAGCTTCTCTTTCATTATAGTCTTGTACGGCGTCATTTCAAGGTAAACTTTCTGGGAATTTACCACATGTACCGTTTGACCGTCGACGAAGTTTTTAGTATCCCCGTACCGGACTTTAGTGTTATCGATGCCTTTTACGCTAGATAAGAGTAGGCACGAAATAAGTAATAATTTATGAATCATATGAAAAAAAATGCTAGGGTGGCGTTGTTAGGAGAAAATTATTTCCCTCCTATGAATAATTCCCATATCTCTAACGCAAGAGGTCATGGGCTTCAAAAAGTAATGGGAGCTATCATTAGCCACCAACCGTCCGTCATTTATATATGTCCTACCCGGGGGGTAAATATCAACCTCCTCCCCCTCATTATGATGAATGACATTCCATTTCGACTGGTTTTCCCATCAAAATCTTTTTTTAGTACGTTGACAGAGGAAGAGAAATGTATTTTGGATATCGGTTGCTCAAAAGCTGATAAAGTTATTATCCTCTCTCAGGACAAATGTAACCCCCTTGACTGGTCCAATGATTGGTATAAGGCAAGTGCCAAGGTAGTCAATAATTCCGACTGGGTTTTGATTGCTTCCAATAGCGACAGTGTCACCGAAAGCTTTACTGACCTTCTAGATAAATTCACTGGGAACCCTAAACCGGTTTTGGCAGTTGACTTTGGGGTGGAAGCTCAATATCAATAAACTTTGAACCATACTTTCGAATGAACGCTTTACGGTTAATATCCCAATCTTCGTTCAAAGCGCCATCCCCTAAGGAGTGATGCAGTATAGGAAGAGGGATTACTTTATTTTTTCTTCCCTTAGCCTGGGCTTGATATGTGTAATAAATATCGTAGAAATCCCACTTACCTGCAAAGTCTTCGGGCATCTTAGTACTGATGTTATGAAGGGTTGCACCTGTCGTTACTAAAAATAGTCCATCTAGCACTTCTACTTCGCCGAAACCTCCGTAGTAAGTGGGAAAACAATCTTCTAAACTAGAGCCATGGAATACCATTCCTTGTAGGAATGAGTCCGGGTGAGGGTACTCCCGACCGAGACCATGCCACCAACAGGCAGTCTTATTCAGTCTCTTTGGACCAGCGATTCCTAGGAACCCAGTTTTATCTGTAATGTTATTATCGATAAGTTTATTAAACACTTCAGGTGTAGTTAAAACCTCGATATCGTCATGGCACATTATAACTTTATCTTTTGCCATTAAATCATATTTTTTTATTGCATAAGTATATGCGTCAAAAATAGAATCTTTTATGATATAATAAACTTCCCACCCTGCCTTTTCCAAAAAGGTCTTTATGGGACGGTCCTTCTCCTCGCGGGTAGGTATAAATGCAACTTTCCTCATGCTATATAATAGTGTTATTTTATGAAATCTGAAGAACTAAAATCTGAAATAAAAAAGTGTCGTGAAGACGCTGCGTACTTTATCAAAAACTACGTGTATATCACTCACCCCGTGCGCGGGCGCGTGAAGTTCGATTTGTACAGATTCCAGGAAAGAATTGTAAATGAATTCGGAAACCATCGATTCAACCTCATGAGAAAGTTCCGTCAGGCTGGGGCTACCACTATTTGCGCAGCTTATGCCCTTTGGTATATTATTTTTAACGAAGACAAGAACGTTATGGTAGTTTCTATTGGTGACCGCGAATCCCGAGACTTCTTGGACCGGGCTGTTAGTATGTATGACGATTTACCTGTATGGCTAAAGCCTAAAGAGATTGAAAGGAACAAACACGTTATTAAGTTATCAACAGGAAGTAAGATTAAATCACAACCGGCTGGAGCGGGGCGTGGAGAGTCTGTTTCCCTTTTAATTGTAGATGAGGCTGCATTCATTGATAAGATGACTGAGTTCTGGATGGCTATCTACCCTACCATCTCTACCGGTGGCTCAGCGTTTATTCTGTCCACCGTTAATGGTATGGCAAACCTCTACTACGAGCTATATCATGATGCTGAATTAGGAAAAAATAATTTCCATACAATCGACATTCACTGGAGGGAGCACCCCGAATACACGGAGGAGTGGGCTGAAGAGACTAGGAGTAACGTTGGTGAACGGGCATGGCTCCAAGAATATGAAGGAGAATTCCTAGGAACAGGTGAAACCTTTATTGACGGAGGTACTCTTAAGAAAGTTAAGACTCAAACCTCTGAGGACTTCTACAGAACCCATTACAATATGATGCGTATTTGGGAAGAGCCCCAACCTTATCACACTTACTTAATAGCAGCTGACAGTTCTTTTGGTCGAGACCGTGATTACTCTGCGTTCCATGTTATCAATCTTTATAACGGAACCCAAGTAGCAGAGTTTTATAGTAACCGTGTAGGGTTAAATGATTTTGCTAAGATTATTGCACAGGAAGGTTTAAAATATAACACTGCGTATGTGTGCCCTGAACGAAACGGATTGGGTTTGGCTCTTATCGAACAGTTGTTTGAAGTTCATGAATATGAAAACATGTGGACAGATGATAAAGGGGAAATGGGATATTTGGTAAATAACAAGAATAGAGACCAAATTTTAAATAATTTACAAGAAAATTTGAAAACTTCGAAAATAAAAGTGAATTCGGAGAGAAGTTTTAAGGAGTTAACTACTTTTATAATAAGTAAGACTGGTAAAATCCAAGCAGAAGATGGATTTGCCGACGATTTAGTCATGAGCATGGCTATTGGTGCCACTGTAATGAGTGACATCGTCTCAAAAAGCCCTATCCCCATTGTAAAAGGGGATTTGGTGGAACCCGGAACAAAAGATTTAGGTTCTGCTGGGTTCTCCAGGGGTACATACAATAAGGACCAAGAATTCGAAGACTATAGAAAATGGATTTAAACGATAACAACAACAAAGATGACCGTCTAGATGAGAATCTAGATGAGAATGCCGGTTATACCGCATTCCCGGGCTCTAACACATTTGGACAGGGAAACCCTCTGTCTGGAAGATTTGCAGCATTTTTTAAATCTTTTTTTACTACAAAAAGAAAACCGGGTAGACCACCCACCAAAGACCCTTACCGGGGTGATGTAGTAAAGAACGCTGATGGGGAGCCTGACGGAGGAGCCATTCAAGGTTCTGTTAATGTTGTAAAAGGAGCTACCTCTCTACCACAAGTAGAATACGAACGCCGGCGTAGGTACCAAGATTATGAAAAGATGGATGAGTACCCTGAGATTGGCGCTGCATTAGACATCTACGCAGACGATGCTACTCAAACCCACCTAGATGGAGAGATGTTGCAGGTTGAGACTGAAGACCCTCAAGTTAAGGAAGCTGTCGATGAATTTGTCGCAGAGACTGATTTAGACAAATACCTTTGGGATATTATTCGTAATACCTGTAAGTATGGTGACTGTTTCGTAGAGAACATCGTAGACATGAATAACCCAGATGCTGGTATTCAACGCCTAAAGATTCTAAACCCTGTATTTATTTTCCGTCGTGAAGATAGGTTTGGATACCTTAAAGGGTTTATCCAGGAAGTTCCTCAAAGTACTGCGGCAGCCCAACAATACGGACAAGGAGCAAAACTTGACAAGAAAAACACCATTCAACTTGATAGAAACCAGATAGTCCATTTTAGACTTCATACTTCGGATTCTAACTATTATCCTTATGGTAAGTCTATTTGCGCTCCTGGTGTACGTTCGTGGAAATCACTACGCATGATGGAAGATGCGATGCTTATCTACCGCTTACACAGAGCACCAGAAAGACGTATCTTTTATATTGATACCGGAAATCTCCCCCAAACTAAGGTGGAGATGTTTATGGAGCGTATTAAGGCGAAATTCAAGAAAGAAAAGTTCTTTAATAACGAGAGCGGCAACGCCGACGAAAGATTTAACCCACTATCAGCCGAAGAAGATTTCTTCGTTCCAATGAAGAATGGGCAAGGTACTAAAATTGAAACTCTTCCGGGTGCACAGAACCTAGGTGAGATTGATGATGTTCGCTACTTCCGTGACAAGGTATTAGCTTCTATGAAGATTCCTAAGGATTTCATTGTAGAAAAGGACAAGTCCCCGGAACGTAAAGCTAACCTATCTCAACTCGACGCTAAGTTTGCTAAAGCCGTCATGCGCGTCCAACGCGATGCGGAAGTGTGTTTAGAAACACTTATCAAGCGTCACTTAGAGTTGCGTAAGTTCCCTAAGTCTATGA